GGGCGCTGCGGCGAGGCGCCGCATTCTGGCGTGAGCCACCCTGTCGATGTTCGCTCTGATCACCATTCAATGATCGAAGAATATGGTCTTCGATCATTGAACGAACGAGTGATCGCTGTTGCGAGTCGCTTCGACATACAGATGAACTCCGGGTGCTTTGGTGACCTTCAGAACAATGGTGAGTCGCTGGAGGTCATGAAAGGCAGTCTGCAAACCCGCCTGGAAGCTCTGGAGCGCCAGCGAGGGATGTCGAGAAGACAAGCTGTTCGTTTACATTTGGGACGTATAGGATTTTCCCTCTGGACGAGAACGGAATTCGAATCCCTGTAGCATCTGGAGCCGTACCGGAACCAGCTTCACTGGCCCTACTGTGTGGAGGCGTTTTGGGACTTGCGGTGTTCGGTCGCAAGCGCGCGTAGTCCTGCCGCACGCGACATGGCCCCACTTCGGCGGGGCTTTTCGTTCTTAGAGTTGTCGCATCGACTGAAACCAGACGAGCGTTGGCAGTCTCGCGCTACGGGGCTTCCCAGCAATCGACCCAGCGTGGAACAAGATCATCGAGTCGGTGCCTCTGCACCTTAGCCCAGCGGCCGAGCTCCTCGCCGCGCACAGCCTCAGACATGTATCTGGTCCCCGCCTCGATGCCTTGCTCAACACTGTTGACCGGAACCCGCTGCACAGAGCGCATACCAGGGAGACGCTTCACGAGCTGATAGGCGTATTGATCGTCGTCCAGCCTGCCTTCGATGCTGAGGGTGTCTGTTGGCATTCGAATGCTACGCCGCGATCCGATGCTTGTAGTAGGGCCGTAGCCTGCACACTTAGCGCATCGGGCGAAGCTACTGGATGGGCTTATAGACAAAATTCGGCACAGCGGCCGAAAGCATAGGTCTGTAAGGTATTGATTGTTGGTGGCCAAGGGCACAACCGAATTCGGACTGGGAAGCCAATAAAAACGCCGTTTTCGACGTTTTTATGTCTTGAAAGTTACCCCCAGAGTTACCCCCAAGCGCGAATCTATGTGTCTTGGTCGGGGGTTCTGTTCCAGAATGACAAACGATTCGACATGACAATAGGCTAACAGAGTCCTGGTTGTTCCGACAACGTCCGTTGTCGTTGACCATTCCCGTGGATCGGTCGTCAAGTTGTTCGACATGCATGGCAAATGCTGGGCGCTTCGGTGAGCATAGGAGCAATGGTAAGTCATCAGAGGCAATGCTGTTCATGCGGCTGATAGACCGACGCGCATGGCATCCAACAGCGATCGTGCGCGATCCGGTTCGTGGGGGATCATTTCCGCAGGCAGTGGAGCAGGAGTGATTGGGCTGCCTTGTTCCTGAAGCATGCTGGTGACTAGCCCGACCCCTTCCGCGTCGAGCAACGACTGCATGTCGCGGCCGAGCATGCGTGCGCCTGCACGCTCGTAGTCGAACTCGGGTTCTTGGGTCCACTCTATGAATTCATTCCAGAGACGGGATTCGTTGCCTGCGTGCAGATAGTTCCTGATGATCAAGTTAAGATCGTGCGCGTCCTTGCGCGGGGACCGGTAATGGCGATCCTTCCAGCAGACGAGCTTCAAGAGAGCCAGCGCGGGCAGCGAAACGACCCGCGCTGTGATTTCTCCGGGAAAGACGACCTCATGGGCACTGGCCGCTGATTCGCGAAATCCGAAAACGTCCATGACCACATCACCGCGTGGCGGCCAAGCGATTCGTCTGTCCCGGGTCTCCACGCTTCCGAACGGTACGATATCAATGGGTAGTCCGCTTTTGTGACGGAGCCGGTGTGCCGCGCTTGTTGGAGCGAAGAATGCACCCGAATCGATGAGGTGTCCTCGCAGAACCTCAAACGCTGTCCAGTCCGATACCGCGAAGGCGAAGTCAATGTCTTCGGTCTGGCGTTGCGTATCGATCCCGTGGCCATACACCAGATGCAGATCGCGCGCGAAGGCGCCAACGATCAGAGCTGAGATGCCGAGGGGCATTGTGGCTGCTTGGACATCCGCCACGATGGCAGCGTGCAGCTGCAACTCACGCCGCTGGGAGAAGTCGAGCAAGATAGGCGTCATAGATCATCTGCGCGGTTTCGATGCACCGGGCGTCTCCGGTGGCAAGCAGATCGGCGTAAACGAGCGCTGGCGGCACCGTGTCGGTCCGATCTCCGGTATTCAGGTTGGTGCCCCAGAAGGGCTTGCGAAATTCGCCGTGCAGCCCCGTTTGCGGCACGCGTTCGATACGACCTATCCGCTGCTCGACGATGAGCTTCGGTTGAGGCTTCTCAGCATAGATGGTCAGTACCCCTGGTGTCAGGTGGCGTACCAGGAGATTGGCAGCGGGTTCCCCGCCCCATCGGGCCTGTGCAGGGTCGAGCTTCCATTCTCGCCATGCATCGAAATGCGGCGTGGTGAAGATCGCATGGAGGGTCTTTGGACGCAGTCTCCGTGCGTAGGCAAACGCCCACTCGTCCAGCAAACGCTTGGTCGCGTTCAACCTGCGGTTCTTTCCGGCGACCAGCAGGTGCCCCACAGTCTGTAGATCTGCAAGGACGCCTGGGACTGCGCCGAGCGCCACGCCTGCCGCCGCTGCGATGGTGCGCTGAGTGGCCGCGGCCAGCGTCTGATCGCAGATCAGTGCGAATAGGATCTTCAGGCCATTGGTCGTCAGGGCTTGGCCCACCCTGGGTATCGCATCGGTGGTCGTCGGCCTGCGCCCCGTCACATAAACCAGCAGTCCCGGCCCTTCCAGGTAGGCATTGCCCGCGGTGTCGGCGAACTGCTGTGCGGTTGCCCGCAGCTTTTCGGCAACGGGGGGCGTCAGGTAATCGGCGACGAGCAGTGTGGGTCGACCAGTCTCCGTCGTACGGTTGCGCAACTGGGCCACGATTGCTCCGAGGGTTGCTGGTGTCACCGTACGCTTGACCTCCACGAGGTAGTCGATGCGATCTTTTTTGTCTTTGCCGATCTGAATACACGCGTCCACATGGGGTTCGGCAGTGCGTCGCGGTGGTTTGATCGCGAGCACCGTGAGCCCCAGGTTTTTCAGGGCGGCGGTTGCGCGGTCGATTGTGGTCGGTTTAGTCATGCGTTCAGATAAGTAATGCGTTCATGTAATGTGAACAAGTAGGTATTCTGAACGATTGTGAGGAATTGTTCAATATGTTCTCATGTTCACAAAATTCGAACAAGCGCATTTTGTGAACGGACCACAACCGAAGCGCCTTACACGCGCATCCGAGAAGTTCGGTTCTAAGGAAATCCGACGATGCCAATCGACCGCCCTGCCCGGAAATTGTTGGCCAGACCTCCGGCGTGGGCTGATGAGTTGTCAATCGTACTTCCCGATGTAGCAGGATACCGTCCATGTGTCGGTCATCACGCCACGTCCCCGGCGAGGGGGAAAGAAAGATGGCAGCAAGCGCTTTCACATTGAGTTGCATCTTTGACACGCAAGTTGCAACTCAACTCTTGGCGGTTGTGTTGTGTCGCTGTGGGCGACACATCTGGAAAACGTGTCGCCGAAACGACATTCTTGAACCATGTCGCTCGGGACTTCGAGGCATTCGACTTCGACGGGGGCGAGGGCTGTAGCCGACTAACCACAGACATCAGGTAGATCGCCGGGTGGACCGTGTTCACGAATGCCTTCTGTCCACTGATCGTGGACAACGCCCGCCATTGGACAACGATCGCACCCAATGAACTGCGCTGCTTCGACGCCGGCCCTTCTATCGAAGGCAAATCTGACGACACATCAGAACGTTGCCCACCGCGGCGGTCGTCGCGTGCGTGAGAGAGGCGTCGCACGCCCGCGCGTGCTGCCTGCCATCGGCGGCCTCGATCTTCGGCCCTATCTCTTTGTTACGAAGGACAAGAAGGACTTCTTCGGTCCGATCTCCGCCCTGGGGCATCTCGCCGCCGTGGCCGACAAGCTCTTCGGCCCCAAGCTGACCGTTCAAGGCTATCTCGACGAACTCAGGCAGTTGAAGGCCGCCGAAGCCGACAAGGTGTTCGAGGCGGTCCGCAGTCGGATCATCGGCGCCGCTGTGTTCGACACGCTGCCCGATGGCATCCACGGACTTCGGGCGCTGGTGCAGGCTCAGCCCCTGCTGCAAGGGCGGCTCATCGATTTCCTCGAGTCACTGCCTAAGTCACGCTGCGGCGCCTGGGTAGTGAGCGGCTGGCAAGGCGTCATCGTCGAAGCGAACTGCACGACGCGCTTAGACGCGCTGCTGGGGGAGTGGAGCAAGGCAGGCGGCAATGCGGCGTTGAAGGCCGCGGCACTCGGATCCAGGCGCTTGAAGATAGTGAACGCCTTCGTCTTTCGGTCGGCAGGCGCCTCACGATCGGGGTGCAGACAGCTCAGGATCAGCTTGAACTCTTCTGGCGTCAGATCGTTGCTCATAGTGAGTCGCGAGGGCTAACGGTGCGTTTCAGCCGCAGGAGCCAGTGGACGCAGGCCGCTGGTGACTGTCGCCTGCAACCGCTGGTTAGGCGTGATCTTGGTGAAAGCCATAGACTCTGCAAGAACTCGTGAGTCAAGAAAATGTGCTCGGCCAGAATTCACCGTTCCACGAAGTAGCATTCCACAGAAATAAATCTGTGCAGATCCGCCAAACGAGTGCGGCATGCAAAACACGGGAGATCCGCTCATTCCATCGATGGCAGAGACGTTCATCGGGTTGGCAAATCGAAGTTCGTGGCATTCCATGGAGACACTTGGCCCGACGTAATCGGCGGCGAAGAAGCACTGCGCGTTGTGAATTTCTTCAGCCGTGTAATCAACAGCAGCATGAGTACTCGGGAAGCCGAAAAAGAAGTACTTCGAGTTCCAGCGATCCGGCCACCAGTCTACAACTCGATCGTTGATCAGAATCAACCTACCGCCCTGACGCTCATGCGGCGGCAATTTTGAGATATCAGCGTCGATAATGACAAAATCAAGAACATCATCTGACAATACTGCGTGCGGAACTATGACGCGCCAGATGGTTTGATGTAGGCGGAAGAAACCGGACTTAGGCAGCCAAAGGCGGATGAAAGCCAAAAAAACAGGGCCTTAACGCCTCAAAAAGCCAGCCAAAACCCGAAGCGCGCGCCACATGGTTTGCTTGTGGATAACCGATTCAGCGCGGCCCGCGCCACATGGTTTGATGTGGATAACTCGGGGGCGCGAGGATCACGCGGAGCACGGAAGCAGAATGAACGTGATTAGTCTCGCAGCAAAGTGCCGTCGAAGCGCTGATTCGTGGCAGAGGTGACTTCGATTTGAAAGTTCTGGAACACAATGGTTGATGACGCGGAAAGATCGTACTTTACGCTCTGGAAGAACGCAGGAGCCGCTAGCCCACCTCGGAACTCACGGTAGCTGATTTCAATCACCTTGCCTGAGAGACCTCCATAGATTAGCTCCTTACGAATGTAGTCGGGAGATGCCCTTGTCTCTGTCTGCCAACCGTCCGGCGAGTTAAGGATACCTACCCAACGCCGCACGGTATCTATCGTGCCGCCCTGGCTAACGAGAATCGTGCCACCAACAGGCGCGCTTAGACGCTGCCCAATTGAGTAGCCCTTATGTGGAGCGGTTGATACCACCTGTGTAGCGCAACCGCCGATAAGTGTGGCGGCGCTCAACAGACACGCTATAGCGACTCTTCTCGAAATTGCAGCCATCAACTTTCCTCGACTATTCGTTTAACGCTGCGGGTACTCTGGTGCTCGCACCACCCCCGCCGCCTACCATCTGCCGGTGAAATTTCGACCGACCCAACGTACTCGCCCAAGGATCTGAACGTTCGGAACACGCTCTGGCGCAATGCACTCCGCCGCGTAGGCGGGGTTGTCGCTCATGATCTGCAGCTGACCGGTCTGCAAGAGCTGCAGACGCTTCACGATCAGGGAGTTTCCCCTGCGAAGCACGTAGACCCCGTCTGAGACGCTCACCTGGTCGAGAGCGACCAGCACTAAGTCACCAGCAGTGATCGTGGGGAGCATCGAGTCACCCGTCGCCTCGATGAGTGCGAGCCTTGACGCGTTCAAGCCCTGCTGGTGCAGCCACTCTCTCTTGAACGCGAGGTGATCAACCACCTGCTCGCTTTGGACGAGAGCGCCACTTCCGCCCGCAGCGCGAACGTCGTAGCGGGGGACCAATGCAAATTCATCGCGTAGCCCGCCCTCGATGAAAACCTGCGGCCCTTCACCCGTTAGGAGCCAATGCCCGCTTACGTTGGCGGCCCTAGCGATGGCTTCGAGCCTTTTCGCTTTGGGCTCTACCCCAGAAAGGTACGTATCCAAAGTGCTGCGGGGAATTCCAGCTTTCTGAGATAGCGCGGCAGGACCACCCGCCAATTCCGCGCATTTGAGAAGGCGTAGCGTCAATTCATCAGGCTCATTCGCACCTTCTTCGGTCTTGATTCCAGCGGTTTCGTTCATGCGATCAGACTCTGCGCACTTCGGCAAGCGATTGATTGTTCTTATATTTATCGACACAAGCCCTCGAAGCTGCCACATCGCGTCGGCGTGAAAGTGCGAAGCCGGAATCCAGCTTCCGGAGAAAAAACTCAGGAAGCTGTTGACTTATTCCAGCTTGCTGGGTAATGTCCATATTCATGAACACTTTCGACACCCCAAAAAAACCAGTCAAAAAAGACTGGTCTCGCGCGTACATCACCGCCGCTTTATGGGAGCGCGGCACGAGCTTCCGGCGGCTATCGCGGATGCACAACTACGCGCCCACAGCACTGAATCAAGCCCTCAACCGGCCGTGGCCGAGAGCCGAGGCGATCATCGCCGGCGCGATCGGGCTCGCTCCCCAGCAGATCTGGCCCTCGCGGTATCACCCCGACGGTCGTCCGAAGAGCGGGCGCGGCGAGCGCGGGCTCGGCCGCTACAAGGCCAAGCATACCAGCGGCACTCTGGTGCGCAACGTCGAAGCGCAAAAGGCGGCTTGACGTGAACAAGCGCTCACGCACCGTCCCCATCACCTTGTTCACCGAGTGCGAGCAGTTGCTCGCTCAGTACCGTGCCGTCCTTGAACAGATCGACGGCAAGGCGGATGCCGATCGGTTCAGCGACGCGGATCTGATCGCGATGGCAGCGCGGATCTACATGCGCGAGGCCGTTGAGGAGCTGCGCTGATGGCGCCGGCCTTTTTTTTCGATTTTTTCGGCGGGTACTCCCGCTGCTACGCGACGCACCTGCCGTGCCATGTTCTCGACGACGGGGGAGCGCTCTGATGCGCGCCCGCGACCTTCTCACCGGCGACCTGTTCGCGCAGATCCCACAGGCTGCACCGGCAACACCAGGCTCGGCGAACTACTCGCGCGAGATCGCGTGCGTGATGAGCCAGGCGCTCAAGGAATGCCCATTCGATCGGCCCGAAGTAGTCGCACGTATGACCCGCCTCATGGGCTACGAGCAAACGCTGTCGATGCTCAACGCCTACACCGCCGAATCGCACACCGATCACAACATCTCGCTCGAACGCGCGATCGCATTTGATACGGCGACCGAAGGTTACGCGCTGCTCAACTTCTTCGCCGCCAAGCGCGGCTGCAAGGTGATGGTTGGCAAGGATGCACTGCTCGCCGAGCTCGGCCGCATCAAGCAGATGCGCGACGAGCTGGCCGGGCAGGAGAAGGCGATTCGCGGGTATCTGCGGGAGGGAAAGTGAGTACTACGCGCGCCCTGATGCTCATCGCCACCATGTCCTATCCCCAATCAACGCCTGGAATGCAGCGCGTCGTAACCACCGTCACGGTGCATCCAGACTCACGATCAGGTCCAGCTGTGGCAGCACGTCTTGCATCAGAAATTGCCGAGCGGACACGCGGAAGTTCACCACCTCTCCGTCAACGATGAATCCTACTTCGTCACCAATCATGGGGAGAGGCGCACCGCCAGGCAGCTTGATTTGGCTCGCGGCCAGCTTGTGCTCGGCGGCCCGGGCCGCGGCTGCATCTGTGAAGACGATGTTGATGTTTACGTTGAACTCATCCATGAGGAGCCTCCCGTGAGCAGTGGTTTGGGTCGCGCCATCCACGATAGCACGGTGAGTGCTCCTCGCCCCGCACAACAAGCCGGCGTCTCCTCCACGCTGGCCGTCGCGAGCCCGAGAGCCATCGCGACTTTGCCCGGCGGCAGCGATGCCGCTGGGATTTCTTCTTCGATGACAGCACCGGCGACGCTGCAGGAGATCGCGAGCGCTACCGGCGTGACGAAGCGAGCGGTCGAGATGCGCGCGCGAGCATCTGCCTGGCCGTACGAAGAATCGTTAGTGCGCGGCGGCCGAAAGCGGCTATACGCCTGGACTGATCTTCCCACTGATATCGTCGCCGCAGTTCGCCGCGCCCGGGCCATCGAAGCTGCATCTCGTGCGCAGATCTTGTCCGACGCCAACGCCGATCGTCTCGTGCACAGCCTCTCGGTGCTGGCCACCCAAGAGACCCGCGAACGCTCGACCACCGAGCTGCTTACGCTCCCGGCGCCCGCGCAGACACGCATCGCAGCGCGCGCACGGGTGCTGACGATGTTCAGCGCATATCACGCCGAACACGGTGGATCAGTCTCGCAATCGCGCCTCGCCTTCGCACGTGCGTGGCAGCGCGCCGAGCTGAACGTCCCTGCAGATGTCCGGCAAGCGGTCCGCAGCCTGTCAGCGGCGAGCCTCGCCCGCTGGCAAAAAACCGCCGAGCAGCGCGGCGGCCGCTGGCTCGCCGGCCGCTACGGCAACCGCAAAGGCACGGGCGCGATCGATCGGCAGCAGGCGATCTCCGAGGCGATCCTCGGCCTCATCCGCGTCATGCCGCACATCAAGGCCGAGCGCGTGCATCAGGCGCTCAGTGCGCGCTTCCGCGACACGCTGATCGAGATCACGGACCCCGCCACCGGCGACGTGGTCCAGGCGCCCGCGCAGATCCCGTCGGTGCGCAGCCTGCAGCGGTGGATGCAGCAGTTCCGAGAGCGCGAGCACGCCGTGCTCATGGCGAACACCAACCCCGACAAGTACCGCTCCACGTATCGGCCGGCCTTCGGCGATGCGAGCGCCGGCATCGAGCGGTTGAATCAGATCTGGGAAATGGATTCGACGCCCGTCGACCTGATGACCACCGACGGCCGCTGCGTGGTGATCGGCACGATCGACGTGTATTCACGCCGGCTGAAGCTGCTCGTATCGAAGACGAGCCGCGCGGTCGCGGTCGGGCTGGCGCTGCGCCGCGCGATCCTTGCCTGGGGCGTGCCCGAGTCGGTGCGCACGGACAACGGATCGGACTATGTTTCCCGGCATGTCACGCTGGGCTTGAGCGCGCTCGGCGTGCAGCACTGGATCTGCGATCCCTTCTCACCGGACCAGAAGCCGTTCATCGAGCGCGCACTCGGCACCTTCCTGCACGACATCGTCGAAGTGCTGCCGGGCTACATCGGCCACAACGTCGCCGAGCGCAAGGCGATCGAAGCGCGCAAGAGCTTCGCCGCCCGCCAGGCCGGCGCCGAGACGGTGCGCGTGGAGATGTCCGCGAAGCGTCTCCAGGAAGTGTGTGATCAATGGTGCGATCACGTGTACGCGCAGCGTACCCACAGCAGCCTCAACGCCGCGCCCGCCGCGATCGCCGCCGCCTGGCCGCGGCCGATCCACCGCATCGAAGATGAGCGCGCGCTCGACGTGCTGCTCGCCCAGCTCGGGGGCGCACGGAAGATCACGAACAAGGGGCTGCGCATCGATCACCTCCGGTACATCGCGCCGGAGCTTGGCCCCTACGTGGGCGATACCGTATCTGTCTTTCACGATCCCGACGGAGATCTCGGCCGCATCGTCGTGTGGCGACAGGTGGGTGCCGAGGCTGAGTTCCTGTGCATCGCCGAGTGCCCGGAAGTGACGGGCGTCTCGCGCGCCGAAGTGAGCGCGAAAGCCAAAGCGCTTGCGAGGATGGAAACCAACGCGACACTGGCCGCGATGAAAGAACACGCGCGGCGCTACCGCAGCGCCGACGTGGCGCGGTTGATCCTCGACGATGCGATCGCACACGGTCAGAACATCGTGACGATGCCGAACGCATCGATCCCGTACACCACGCCCGCGATCGAGCAGGCAGCGATCGCCGCCGAGCAGCTCACACCGCGCGAACTTCCGCTGATCACCGAGTTGCCCGAGGGCGCACAGGCGCGCGTCGTCGAGCTCGAAGCGAACCATAACGCCTTGCAGCAAGCGCGCGCGGACGAAGAGCGCGAGAAGGATGCGCGCTTCCAGCGCTGGCTCGGCATCAAGGATCTCCCACGCGAGCAGATCGACGACGACACCAGCGAGTGGCTCGCGTTCTACACCGAGACGGCAGAGTTTCATGCGCGGCTCACGCTCTACGAAGGCTTCGGCCCGGCAGGGATGAGCAACCCATAAAAGGCGAACGCCCCGGTGGCAGCCGAGGCGTTCAGTAGCGGCGGGCGGTCCCCGCCAACCACGAAGGAGCAGTCATTTTGAGGCACACCACGATTCAGATCAAGAACGTCACCCGCCTGGTCAATGCGGGCGAGGCGCTCATACGGCGCGCGCCGGGCATGCCTGGCATGGGGCTTGTGTGGGGAGAGACCGGCTACGGCAAAAGCACCGCCGTCGCCTGGTTCGTGAACCGGTCCTTCGGCGTGCACGTGCGTGCGCTGGCCGTCTGGTCCCCGGCGGCGATGCTGGAGACGATCGCGCGCGAGCTCGAGCTCGAACCGAAGGGTTCGTGCGCTCGCGTCGTCGACGCCGTCGCCCGCAAGCTCTCGGAGACGAACCGGCCGCTCTTCATCGACGAGGCCGATTACGTCGTCGACAGCAAGAAGATGACCGAAACGCTGCGCGACCTGCACGATCTCACGGGCGTGCCGGTGATCCTGGTCGGCATGGCCGGCATCCAGCGCTCGATCCGCTCGCGTCAGCAGTTGACTGGGCGCTTGGCGCAATGGGTCGAGCTGCAGCCCTGCGACTTGGAAGACGCACGCATGCTCGCCGACGGGCTGTTGGACGTCCGGGTCGGCCAGGGACTGCTCGCCAAACTGCACCAGCGCGCTGCAGGTTCTGCGCGGCTCATTACCGTGGGGCTGGGACGGATCGAGGCCAACGCCAAAGCGCGAGGGCTCAAGTCCATCGACGAGGCCGACTGGAAGATGGGCGAGGAGTTCTTCTGGGGCGATGCGCCGGCGCGCGGCCGCGCACAGCCGAAGGCGCCGGTCACGCCGCTGCGCGAGGCACAAACTCATGGCGCGTAAGCTCGGCAGCCACACGGCGCAGCCCGGCAACAGCCGTATTCGCTCGCGGGCGTGGCAGGCGATGCGATCGCTGCGCGTGTTCGATCTCGGTCAGCTCATGTCGGTGGCGGAGGTCGCGCGCTGGAACGCGGCGAAGTTCGTTCGCGCGCTCGCGCGCACGGGCTATCTGCGCGAGGTTGCGCCGTCGAATCCCGCCCGCGGGATCTTCGCGACCTTCCGGCTCGTGCGTGACAGCGGCCCGCGTGCGCCAGTCGTGCGTCAGATCGGTGAGGTGTTCGATCCGAACACGGGCCACGTGTACATGAGCGTGGGCAAGGACGGCTGGACCGTCGTCGCGAGGGAGCCCACGCCATGAGCGCCGTGCGTCCCGACAACCTCGCCGCCGCGCGCGAGAGCTGGGGGGCATCGTGCCCCGACTGGATTCTCGCGCTCGCGCAGGCGTGCGATCACAGCAGCCAAGCGTCTGTCGGCAAGCGCCTCGGCGTCTCCGGCGCCGTCGTCAATCAAGTCTTGAAGGGCCGCTACGCGGGCCGTATGGATCGCATCGAAGCCCGCGCGCGCGGCGAGCTCATGCGCGCGACCGTGCAGTGCCCCGTCATGGGCGAGATCTCGTCCCGACAGTGCCAAGACGAGCAGCGCCGCCCCTTCGCCACCACCAACCCGCAGCGCGTGCGCGTCTTTCACGCGTGCCGCGGTACGGGTCCCTTCGCAGGTCAATGCTGCACTCACTATCGAGGAGATTCGGCATGAAGCAGAACGTGTATCCGCTGCACACCGGCGTGCCTGACCTGGTCGAGCCGTTCCGGGGCTGGCAACTCGTCTGCGCCTGGATCGTCGCGGCGCTGGTGATCGTCTTCATCCTCGTCGGCGCCTGGACCGTGGGTAACAAAGCTGTCGGCGCATTCGCCACGCTGGTGGCGCCCACCGTCACGCCTTCGGCCACTCGTTGCGAGCGCTGACATGGCAGATCGTCCAAGTGCTGCAATCTCCGGCGCGGATGTGCCGGCTCCAATCGTCTCGGACGAAGTGCTCGACGAACTCGGGCGTGCGTTCGTGTCCTTCGGCGGCCGAGCGCTCCTCGGCATCACGTTCGAGCAGTACGTCCGTCGCCACGCCTGGCGCTGCCACGATCCACGTGCGCAGCTCCGACGCGCGCAGCAGCGCATGATCGATCGGAGGGCCGCCGCATGACGCCGAAGATCGGATCATGCGCGCATCGCGCCATCGATCTCATTCGCGAGCGCGGTGCCGCTCGCACGACGTGGCTGTCCGAGCAGCTCGGGAGTGACGCCAGCAACATCTCGGCCGCGCTCGATCCCTATTGCAAGAACGGCACGCTCGTCGTGTGCAAGGTGGAGCGACTCGGCGCGCGACCGGAGAACGAATACCGCCTCGGGCTCGCCGGACCCGGTCACGCGATGGGCCACGTGCCAGTGGCACACAACGGCGCTGCCCCGGTCGTGCGTCGCCCGACGATCGATGCGCCATCGCGGCTCCATCTCGATGCCGAGGAAGCAAAGCGTCGAGCGAGCGCACCACCGCCGCCGGCCGCAGTTGCTCGGCCCGAAGCTATCCCGGCGCCGGCGCCCACACCCGCCGCTGCGCGATCGGCACCGGCGCCGGCGCCCACCATCGACCGCTGGAGCTTTCGCGTTGCACTCGCGAACGACGCCACGCTCTTTCTGTGGATACCGGGCCAGACGCAGCCGGTGGACTTGGCACCCGATCAGACGCGCGCGCTCGTCGACTATCTGCGCAAGCTCGGTGCATTCCCATCGTCGATCGACACCGAGGCGGAGATGCCGGTGTTGCTCCAAACCCAGGCGCAATGATGAACGAGCCTTTCCTCGTGGGTCAGCCTGTGCGCGTGGTGCGTGTGCCGCACGAGAGTCTGCGCTGCGAGCTCGGACTCGTCGAGATCGTGGTGAAGGTGACCGGACGCTGTGTCTGGTGCCGGCCGGCCGTGATTCGCGGCGATGGCAGCGTGCATCCCGATGAGCGGTTCCGCCACGAGATCGCGCGGCGCGTCGACGAGTTGGAGGCCGTCGTATGCGCCTGACGTGTCCCGCATGCGGTGCCGAGATGACGCTCGACGTGGCGATCGCGCACGAGGGCGCACGCACAGCCACCTTGACCGCGCTGGAGTTGCCCGCAGCACTCGGCAAGCAGCTCATCGCCTACGTCTCCCTGTTCCGGCCGCCGAAGCGCCAGCTCTCGCACGATCGGCTCGCTGCGATCCTGGGCGAGCTGCTGCCGATGATCCAGGCGGCGCAGATCGAGCGCTCCGGTCGCACGTGGCCGGCGCCGATCGAGTACTGGCGTGCGGGTATCGAGGCAATGCTCGCCAAGCGTGACGCCGGCCGGCTGCAGCTCCCGCTGAAGAGCCACGGCTATCTCTTGGAGATCATCGCCGGCCTCGCCAACGCCGCCGAAGGCAAGGCCGAGACCAAGCGCGAGCAGGAGCGGGCCTATCCGTTTTCCCGTGCCCACATCGCCGAGCCGACGATGCAGCCCGCAAAGGTCGGCATCGCACCGATGCCGGACGATACGCGCAAGTCGATCGACAAGATTCTCGGGAGGCGCAATGGCGATTCGTGACGATCTGATCGCACTTCTCGCCCGCCACCAGGGCGCGGACCAAGGCATCAGTGCCGAGGAGATCGCTCGCGCGCTCGACGTGCCGACGCGGCGCGTACGCACGCTGGTGACCGAAGCGCGCGAGGAAGGCGTCGCGGTCGCCGCCACGCCGGAGCACGGTTACTTCATCGCCGTGCTGCCCGAAGAGATCGACATGTGTTGCGCGTTCCTGCGCGCCCGCGCGATGCGCTCGCTGATTCTCGAATCGAAGCTGCGCAACATTCCCCTGCCCGAGCTGCTCGGGCAGATGAGGTTACCGACATGAACCGGAAGCGTGAGCCAGGGCCTCCGCGTTGGTCCGAGAGGATCGAATGGCGGTCGGCAGCGCACGAACTGCCGGACAGCGATGTGACCGTACTCGTGAACTGCCCGGACGAGGACGAGCCGGTGTGGCTCGGCTGGTTCGACGCTGCGGAGAACCGCTGGGTATCGGTCAACGCGGATGAAATCAAAGTGACCTGGTGGGCGAACGTTCCTATCGGTGATGAGGATGTTGGTGCGCCCCGGCCGTAAGGCTGCCATCGATGGCGCGCAACGGGAGTTGATGATGGCAACGATGCAAGAGGTGGAAGGATTGGTGGAGAAGTACGCCGCGCGCAGCGAAGCGCTCGCGGGTTCCGTGTCGGCGTTCCGCGAGGAGCTCGGCGCGCTCGAAAAGAAATACTTCGGCCGGCTGCGCAAGCTTGCGATCGCGCGGCAGGAAATGCAGGACGCGATCGTCGCGGCGATCGACGAGTCGCCCGAGCTCTTCGACAAGCCGCGTAGCGTGACGATGCACGGCACGAAGGTCGGCTTACGCAAGGGCAGCGGCAAGATGTCGATCGAGGATGAGGAGCTGGTGGTGAAGCTGATCCACCGGCACTTCCCCGAGCGGGCCGAGCTCCTGATTCAGACCGTCGAGAAGCCGGTGCGCTCGGCCCTCGCGCAATTGAGCGTCGCTGAGCTCAAGCGCGTCGCCGTGACCGTGGAGGAAACGGGCGACGTGCCCTTCGTGAAGTCGGTCGACACCGAGATCGAAAAGGCCATTAAAGCGCTCGTGAAGCGCCTTCCCGATGCGGTGGAGGCCGAATGATGGTCAGCACATCGGTCATGATCCAGCGCCTCGAAGGCTGTCTCGGCACGGGCGATCTTTCCGACTGGGAAGAGAAGTTCGTGCGCAGCCTCACCGAGCAGCTCGCCGCCGGCGAGGTCACTCGCCTGTCGGCGAAGCAAGTCGACACGCTCGAACGTCTGCACGACAAGCACTTCGCGTGACCTATGGGCGATCACTCGCACATCCAGTGGACCGATGCGACCTGGAATCCCGTGACGGGCTGTTCGAAGGTGAGCCAGGGCTGCAAACACTGCTACGCGCTACGCGATTGGCCCCGGCTGGCCGCGCCGCGCACGCCGCCCAACGTATACACCGGCCGTGCGTTCACCGACGTCATGGCGCATCCCGAACGACTGGATCAGCCGCTGCGCTGGAGGAAGCCGCGGCGGGTGTTCGTCAACTCGATGTCAGACCTGTTCCACGAGAGCGTGCCGTTCGAGTTCATCGAGAAGGTTTTCGGCGTAATGGCGAATGCCAAGCGTCACACGTTCCAGGTACTGACGAAGCGTCCCGAACGCATGCGTGATTTTACTGTCCGGTTCAGCCCGGACGGAGATGGCTTTGTCACCCTGAACGGTGAACGGGCGATGGGCGGGTACCGCGGCCCGGTATTTCCGGATTACGGCTGGCCCCTGCCGAACGTCTGGCTCGGCGTCAGCGTCGAGGACCAGGCCACCGCCGACGAGCGCATCCCGCTACTGCTGCAGACGCCGGCGGCAGTGCGATTCGTGTCGTATGAGCCTGCACTTTCGGCCATCGATTTCACCCCGTTCCTTTGGGGCAAGAACGATCGCGTGGACACCGTCTGTCAGAACTGCCCACGCGACCACGATTGCGAGTGCGGATACCACACGCGCCGAGACCTGAAACTGCCGGCGATCGATTGGATTATCGCGGGCGGCGAGTCCGGCCCGAAGGCGCGGCCGTGCGATGTGGCTTGGCTACGATCGACGGTCGAGCAGTGCAAAGCGGCGGGTGTGCCGTGCTTCGTGAAGCAGTTGGGCGCTAACGTGACGCTCTCCACCGACGAGATCGAGCGCATGACCGGTGTTCGTACGCTGCCGCATCGCTGGGATCTGCGCGACCGCAAGGGCGGCGACATGGCCGAGTGGCCCGAGGATCTGCGCGTGCGGGAACTGCCGCGATGAGCTCCAAGCGCGCCGTCCGTCGCCGCCAGTGCAAGCGCAAGCAGCGCTTCGACGACGAGATGGCCGCCATCCGCGCGATTCGCTCTCTCGTGCGCACGCGCGGCCGTCACGGGCACCTCTCGCCATACCGCTGCCGCTGGTGCCACGGCTGGCACTTCGGCCATACGCCCCATCAACGGAGGTTCGCTTGAGACACGAGTGTGCAGTCGCAGGCTGCGGCACGAGCATCGTCGCTGGCATGTTGATGTGCCGGGTCCACTGGTTCGAGGTCTCGCCGCGCACGCGCGCATGGGTCAACAACGCGTGGCGCGAGGCGAGTTCGACAGTCGGCGATCCGGTCCGCAAGCTGGAGCGCATCCGCGAATACCGGGCTGCGCGGGAGCGCGCGATCGCTGAGGTAAGCGCAAAGCGAAACGAGATCACCAGCGACGAGGGCGCGCTACGGTGAGCATCGTCGTCGACGCCGATCGTCGCCGCCGCGACATCGCGCGCATCCACATTCTCGCGAAGGAGCTGGGGCTATCGGAGGACGAGCGCCGCGACGTGATCTTCGCGATCGCGCAGAAGCGCAGCTGCTCCGACCTCGACTTTACCGGCCTCGCGCGCGTGCGCGCTCACCTCGAACAGCGGGCGGTGGCCACCGGCAAGAACGCACCGCGTCGACCTGGTCGGCCGCGCAATATGCACGATCGCGATCGCGGCCCGATGCTTCGCAAGATCGAGGCGCTATTGCTCGACGCCGATCGGCCGTGGAACTACGCACACGCGATGGCGAAGCGGATGTTTCACGTGGATCGCATCGACTTCCTCACGGCATATCAGCTGCATGGCCTCGTCGTCGCGCTGGTGCAGGATCAGAAGCGCCGAGCGCGAGCGGCCACGAACACACCCGGATGACATGCTGCCCGAGATCGACATCACGGATCTGCCGGAGCAGGCGCGCGAAATCGCGGACGTCGTCGGCCTGGGCGCGACGGCGTCACTCGTGGCGTCGTACGGTGGCGTGCGGCTCTACGTTCCCGAGACGATCGTGCCGGACCACGCGCTGGTGCATCTCATCGGGCTCGACGCGGCCCAGCGGCTCGCACAGCGATTCGGCGGCGATCGCCTTGAAATCCCGCGCTGTGCCGAGGCACTTCGCCGGGTGCGCAATCGCGCGCTCGTCGAAGATGCGAAGCGCATGAGCCAGCGCGAGATCGCGCTGAAGTACCGTCTCACCGAACGCGCCGTGCGGCTCATCTGGCGCGATGCCGGCCTGCCACCGGATGACAGACAAGCCTCGCTGTTCTAAGCTCGGTTCTATCTCCCGCGCCTCGCGCGGAATGCCTTCCGCCTAAGTCCGTTTGAGCTCATCGCGCACATTACGCGCATGGGCCAGCTTCCACCGACTCCCCGCGCCATCGCTCCGGCCGCCGACTCAGGCGGCCGGAGCCTTTCGATGCGTCACGCGCGCAAGGTGCGACCGTGAATCCGTTCGAGCGCGAGGTCGCAGCGTCCGCGACCGAATACGGCTTGCCCCTGGGCCTCGTGCTCGCCGTCGTCCAGGTGGAGAGCTCGTTCCAGCCCTACGCGTGGAAGCCCGAGCCACCCTATCGATGGTTCTGGGACGTGCGCCGCAACTGTCCGTTTCGCGCACCGCTCGCGGCGGAGATCGCCTCTGAACATGCGCCCGCGGACTTCCCCACGCTCGCCGGTCATCGAGATCAGGAGTGGTGGGCACAACAGGCGAGCTGGGGCCTCATGCAGGTGATGGGGGCAGTGGCGCGCGAACGCGGCTTCCGCGGGCCGTACTTGCCCGAGCTCACGCAGCCCGCGGTGGGGCTGACATACGGCTGCCTCCACTTGCGCCATCTGTGCCAACGCCACTTCTCGCGGCATGGATGGGATGGTGTCTTCGCTGCCTACAACACCGGCGGCCCCGGTCACGAGCCGGGCAGCGCCGGCGAGGCCTATGTGCGCAAAGTCCGGGCGATCTGGAATGGGTGATGACGTGCGCACGGTACACGCTACTCGCCGCAGCTTTGGCCTTCGCACTTGGCGTGAGCGTCATGTGGCGGATGCGCCTCGGCATCCTCGACGCTGCGATGAGGTACGGCATGGCGCCTGAGCTCAAGCCCTGGTGGCAGAGCCGCACGCTGTGGCTCAACGCGCTGGTGTTGATTCTTGCGACAGCCGAAGCGCACTTGCAGGTGCTGCAGCCGATGGTGGACATCGACGTGTATCGCCTGGTCGCGTTCGGACTGCCGGTGCTCAACGCCGTGCTGCGCTTGGTGACCAGTCAGGGGCTCACGCCGCGATGAACGTCCTCGCGCTGGTGCCTTGGTGGGGTCGGTTACTCGCGGTGGCGCTGCTTGCGGTGGCGATCTATGTCACCGGCCGCGTGCACGGCGCCGACGCTGAGCTCGCGCGCCACGAGGCGATCGAGAGCAAGGCAGCGACGGCGAGAGAGGATGAGTTCCACCGCGCGCTCAAGCGCAGCCGTGAAGCGGCGCGGAAGTACGTGGCATTCCGCGCCCGCGCAGAGGAGAACAAGCATGCCGTGGCCCAGACCATCGCTCGCGCACCCGCGCAATCGCTCTACCGTGCCGAGTGCGCTGCGCACCCTGCGACGGATGATCCCGTGCGCGTTACTTGGGGCTTTGTCCGCCTGTGGGACGCCGCCAGTCGTGCGGATGGAATGCCCGCCGATCCCGGAGGAGCTGCTGGCGCCGCCGGCGAGCTATCGCCCCTTGGCCCCCGCGAGCTCCTCGCCAACCACGCCGACAACACAGCCGCCTGCGAAATCGACCGCGAACGCTACCGGCAGTTGATCGCGTTCATTCGAGACAACCAAAAGGAGACTCAACCATGAAGCGAACTTTCTCTGTGCTGTCGTCGCTGGTGGTCATGCTGACATTGCTGATGGCCGCGCCGATGGCGAGTGCCCAGGCGCTCGCGAACTACCTGGAGAACAAGCTCGTCGATCACGTGTTTCGGGCGACTGCCTATACCGCTCCGAGCACGGTGTACGCGGGACTAGGCACCGCCGCGTGTTCGGATTCGTCATTCGGGACTGAGGTGTCCGGCGGCAGCTATGCGCGCGTGGCAATCACCACGGGCACCTCCGCGTTCAAGGGCACGCATGGCAGCACAAGCGGTGCGAGCTCTGGCACGAACGGGACGATCTCCAACGCCGCAGCGGTGACCTTTCCGGCGCCGACCGCCAACTGGGGATCAGCGACGCATTGGTTCCTGGCGGACGCGAGCACCAGCGGCAACCTGCTGATCTGTGCCGCGCTCACGACACCGAAGACGATCAACAACGGCGACGCCGCGCCAAGCTTCGCGATCGACGCCATGACGATCCAGATCGACTCGTCGGCCGACGGCTGGCTGCAGTGGCTCGATCCGATGCGCATTGCCGCCAACGATGCGCGCTACGTGATCGCGGCCTAGGGAGCTCTCCATGCGAATGATCGTTGCGGCGCTCGTCGCCGCTCTCACCCTCACCGGCTGCGCGAGCACGTCGCCGATCCAGGGCGAAGCTCGTCATGACCGCCAGGGCACGTTCGCTATTGCGACGCTCGCGCCTTGGGGCTCGTTCGAGCATGAGGCCGCGCCCGCCTATACGCGGCTGGCCGTCACACGCCGTCTCGCGGCGAATCGTCTCGATGCAGGACGCATCGACGTGAGCCTGGCACGACGGGTCCAGGACGCGGCCGACGCTGCGCGCACTGCGCTCGATGCCGCCCGAGCACGTGCCGATCGCGGCGATCGTGATGGCGCCCGCGGTGACTTGGCGGGTGCCCTCGCGTTGGTCGAAGCGGCCGAGCAACTGTTGCAGGGAGGTCAGCAATGAAGGTCGACGTAGCACTCAAGTACGCGAAAGCCCTCACGCGGGCGGCGGAGAAAGCGCTCGACGAGGGGCGCGACACGATCACCACCAAAGATCTCGACACGTTCGCCGCCCTCGACGACGAGGCGCGCGCGGAGCACAAAGCGGCGATTCGCCGACGCACGGAGTAACGCCGCATGAACGCGACAGCGCTCGCTGCACTGATCGGCACGATGCCCGGATACACCGCTGAGACGGTGGCTGCCGAGGTGCGTGCGTGGCTGCGCCAATCGATCACCGTGGTGCTGCCTGTGCGTCTCATCACCGCGCGCACGGTGCTCGCTGAGTATCCGGGCGGGCCAGCGGCGGCCGCCGCGGTGCTCGACAAGCTGGAAGCGCTCGCGGTCAGCATCTCCCCGGTGAAGTGGGCGATGCGCTTCCTGACGACCGAGGGCGGGCTCGACATTGCATCGCCCGCGACACGCGCCCAGCTCGACGCACTGGCGACCGGCGGCGCGCTCACCAGCGAAGAAGCCGAACACCTGAAAGCGCTCGGCGAGCAGACCGTGAGCCGGTGGGGTTCGATTGGTGGCAGTGATGCCGATGACGACGCAGTGATCGATGCCGCCGTGGCTGGTGTTCGCGGCTGGATCTAGGAGACCGACATGCCATTGACCGACGCCCTGGCGGCGCAGCTCGCCGCCCACATCCGCGCCAACACGGACCCTGCCGTGCAGGCCGCCCTCGCGATTCGCAACGACGATGCGATCCGCGACCACTACAACGCACTGACATCGAGCGATGCGTGGGATGAGACCGTCTCCCGGCGCGATCTGTTCGAGGCGATGAACATCACGCAGTTCGATGCGCTGAGTGCGGGCAAGCGTGACGCGTGGCGATTGCTGATGGAGCAGACGGGGCAGGAGCAGCAGGATTTCGGACGCGCGAAGCTGCGCGCCGCCGTGCGTGATGTGTGGTCGGCCGCGCAGGCCGATGCCATTCTCTCCGCGTGCATTCGCAAAGCGACCCGCGCGGAAATGGTGTTCGGCGGCGCCACGGAAGCCAGTGGGTCCGTCTCCGCACTCGACCTCGATGTCGAGATCGTCCTGACGAGCGCGGATGTCAGCGGCGCGCTCAATCGCTTCTAGGAGAGCGGCGTGACCATCGGCACCGGCGATCTCGTCAACAAAGCTGGCACGCAAACACTCGTCTCTGCGGCTTCCCCTAGCTCGGTTGCGAGCGCGGCCTTTTCTGCTAGCGGGGATGTCGCCTCCAGCGGATGGACCAATACCGACAGCGTCCCCTTTGCTGCGTTCGCCCTCAAATGTCAGTGGGCGACGGTCACCGGTGTCGCGAACAAGGTGATCAACCTGTACGCGCGCGCGATGGACATTCAGAGCACGAATGACGCGGTGCAGCCGAGTGCCAACCGCAAAGGCACGCTCATCGGGTGGTTCGTGGTGTATGCGGCTTCCACCGGCACCGATTACTGGTTCAACATCGAGGGCGGATACGTCCCGCTGCCGGAATTGGCCGAGGGCCAGGTATACGAGTTCTATCTGGAGAATCTCACGGGGCAAACGATCAGCGCGAACTGGGCACTCTATGCTCGCCCGCTGACGCGCGGCCCGAAGGCGTAAGCCATGCCGGTGCGGCGGGAGGTGATGCGACACCGCATGCAGCCGCACTACCCGGTGCGGCTGGATCGCTCGCATCCGCTGGCTGCGGACCTTTCCATGCTCTGGTGCGCGCCGTCGTCCGACGTGGATCTCACGGGCAACGCCGCGCTGACGCATCACTCGACCGAACAGGTGGTGGCGTCGCCCGGCGGGTCGGCACGCGTGGCTCGCCGGTACACCAACAACGGCGTCAATGTTCAGCACACGACGCTGAGCGGAGGCGCATCCACGACCGGGCCGTGCACACTCGCGGCGCTGATCCCCCGAGCAACGGTCGGCTCTATCACACGCTCGTTTGCTGGCGGCAGCGGCTCCGGGGACTGTCGATTCCGAATCTCTTCCGCGGGCGCGGTCGACGTCTACATCTGGTCGGCGTCGCGGGTGTCCAGCAGCAACGCGCTTGCCGACGGTGACTTCGCCAAGATCCTCTGCTGGTACGACGGCAACGTCATCCATGTGAACCTGAACGGCACGGTCACCTCCAGCGCGGCGGTCGGGGGCAGCTTCGGGTTCGGTGCGATGACTGCGATCGGTGGCGATTTCATCAATGCCACTGGGGGGCACGACATCACTCTGGCCGCCTACTGGACGCGCATGCTGTCCGAACCGGAGCGCGCCGCCTGGCTCGCCAACCCGTGGGCAATGTTCGACCCGATCGAGGTGCTCTACTTCCTACCCAGTGGCGGCGGTGGTGCCGCAGCGCTCGCCGGCGCGGGCACTGGGACGACGACAGCGACAGCCATGCTCACCACGGCGATCCAAGCGGCGGGGGCCGCATCCGGTGTGGCGACCGCCACCGGCGCCCTCACCACCGGCATCCCGCTCGCCGTCGCCGCTGCCGTCACGGCCACGGCATCCGGCAATCTTGCCGCGCAGATCCAGTTCAGCGCCGTCGCCCTGGCGATCGCCACCGGCGTCGCTGCGCTCTCCACGGGCATCCCGCTGCAGGGCGACGCGATCGCCGCGGCGGTGGCCACCGGCGCACTCACCACCGGCGGCAGCGGCCTCGAAGGTGCGGCGATGGCGCAGGCCCTCGCCACCGGCGACCTCACGACCGCTGTGCTCCTCGCGAGCGATGCGTTCGCCACTGCGATGGCGCAGGCAGGACTCACCACCGGCATCCCGCTCAGCGCTGCCGCGCAAGGGACCGCGACGGCATCGGCCACGCTCACGACGAGCATCCAGCTCGCCGGCCAAGGCGCGGCCGTCGCGACGGCCGCGGCTGATCTCACCGGCGGCTCGGGCTCCGCGCAGCTGCAGGGCGCGGCGCAAGTGGTCGCGTCCGCGACAGGTGATCTCTCGACCGGCATTCCGCTTGCCGGTGCCGCCGTCGCGTCGGCGATCGCCGCGGGCACCCTCACGGTCCAGATCACGCTATCGGGCAGCGCACTCGCGCAGGCGATCGCGCAGGGCGGGCTCACGACGGCGATTCAGCTCTCGGGTGCAGGCACCGGCGTCGCGTCGGCCGCCGGCAATCTCGGCCCCTCGGGCATCCTCGTCATCGACCCGCGCTTTCATGCGATCGCGCCGGGGCGCAGTTGGGCGGTGACGGCATGAAGTGGCTCGCCGTGCGAGATCCCGAGGAGTGGGTCGTGGTGAGCGTCGACTTCGCCCGGCTGATTCCGGACGGCGACAGCCTGCACACGCCGAGCGTGGAAGCTTCCGTGCTACGCGGTACGGATGCCTCGCCCGCCGCCGTGCTCTCCGGAGCGCCGCAAATCAACGGGACGATCGTCGCGCAGTTGATGGCGGCCGCCGTCGACGGCGTCGACTACAAGCTGCGCTTCAAGGTGCAGAGCGTCTCGGGGCGCCGCCCGGTCTTCGCCGTCGCGATTCCCGTGCGCCTGGCGTGATGGATATGGTCGATCACGCTCAAGCGCTCGAAGCCATGCAACGCGACGCGGCGCTGGCCGGCCATCGCACCGCGCCGGCGCTCAGCGAGAGCGCGACGCACTGTGCCTCGTGCGGCGAGCGGATTCCGTTGGCGCGACGGCGCGCCGTGCCGGGCGCACAGCGGTGTGTGCCATGCCAGACGATCTTCGAACGACGCGCACGCGCGGGAGGCGAATAATGCTGTGGGACTTGCAGATCAACATCTGGCACGTGGTGTCGTTCGTGATCTCCGGGGCGGCCGGCATCTACGCGCACATCATCGGCCGGCAGCGCGTGACCGAGACCAAGCTCGACGAGCATAAGAGCGCTGTGCACGAGACGCTCAACGGCTTCGGCCAACGCCTCACCCGCGTCGAGGAGTCCCACCGGCACTCGCCCACGCACGGCGACATGGGGCAGCTCTCGCGAGAACTCGGTCAGTTGCGCGGTGACGTGCAACAGATGTCGGGCGGCCTCGAAGGGATTCGTCGCGCCGTCGATCTGATCAATCAACATCTACTCAATAACCGCCATGAATAGCTTCTCCGATCTCGTTCGCACCGCCCGCCGTCGCGACATCCTGCTGCTCGCCTCCGAATTCGGACGCGTCGGCTGTTCCGAGGAGCTGCTGGCACTCGGCCTCGAAGGGCGCGGCGTCGGTGCGGCACGCGACGCCGTGGCGATCGATGTCGCGTGGCTCGCCGAACAGGGCCTGGTGCGCACCATCGACAGCGACGGACAGCGTGTGGTCGTCATCACCCAGCGCGGC